GCGGCGTGGTGACCGTCACAACGGACGACGCGGCCGCGCGAACGTACACGAACGCGGGGCTCGATCCGCAAGGCGCGGTGTCCCTGGCGTTTCAGGATCCGCAGTTCCTCACGTACTCGCTGTCGGTTGCGCTTATTAATTTGAGCGGCGCCGATATGCTCTGCCAATACTGACGCCATGCCAACGACGACCCTGCACTACCGGTTGCGCATCCGCACCGTCTCGACCGAAAGCGACCCGAACGGCACCGGCGATGAGCTGTCAGTATCGTCGCTGCCGACGGATGGCGCGCCGTATATCGGATCGGCGCCGGACGGCGACGGGCAGGAGGTCGATCCGCTGACGGGATCGGTGCGCACCGGCACGTATACCGTCGAGGTAGTCGACGCGCAGACGGGCACGGATGGCACCGGCACCATTCGCCACGTTACGCAAAAGCTCGAAGATGCGGGCGCGCGCCAGCAGCTGCTCAGCCGGCGCGCGTATGTCGAGATCAGCACAGACGGCGGCGTTACGTGGCCGACGCTGACGGCCGGCTACGTGACGTCAATTCGGTTGGTCAGCCCGATGCGGTACGCCGTGCAGATCGGCGACACGCGGCGCGTGGAGCAGACGCAGACGATCTTTCAGGGTGGATCGCTTGGCAACTACACGACGCGCGGGACGATCACCGGCGGCCCGCTGACGAGCAGCTGGGGGCCGGTGCAGGCGCGCGGCGGGTGGAAATACAAGGTGCTTGCGGTCAGCGGCGGCAACGTGGTGCTTGATTTTCAGTCAGGGTACGGCGTTGGGCAAAACGCACCGGTTGTGACCGATAGGGCAAAGGTGACGCGCCCGCAGATTTCCGAGTTTATGGCGTCTTACCTGCAACCCAACCCGTTTGCGGTGGTCGGTGGCGCGTCGTTTTATGAAAACGCATTTACGGGCACGTCGCCGGATGCGGTGTCTGGATCGTGGAAAGTATCGTCCGGCATCGTGGCATGGATTGGGGCAAGCCCAACAACCGCGGCGCCGGTTAATGCGCTGGTTTGCACGGCCATTTTCTACCAGAACGATTTGAGCCTTGGTGTATATCGCGTTTATCTGTACTGGCCGACGTGTCCGTATTCGATTGGGGATACGGTGTATTGCTCGCTCTCTACCTTTGAAGTTACAGCACAGACGCCGCTGTACATTGACGCGCACCCGGTCGACCTAACGCTTGCCATATGGGACAACGCACGTATTGCATACGACGCCGCGGCGCCGTGGATTGCAGCCATGCGGGCGCTGGTTGGCGACTCGGTGCGGATTGCGTGTCGATTTACTGAGGCGCCCGTTATTGCGGAGTTTTTGGAGTCGGCCATCTTTGGGCCGTTTGGCATTTCCGCGCGTACCAATAGCAGCGGCGATCAAGAGCTTTTCCCCACGCGCATTCGCACGTCAACGGCGCCGACGCTCACGCTCAACGCAGCGGGCATGCGGTCGCCTGATGATGTGGTCTTTGAGCTTGACGAGCGAACGGCCGTCAGTGCGATCACGTTAGTACAGCAGTATATCCAGCCATCCCTTGCGTCATCTAGCGAACGAACGGACGCAGACAATAACAGCGCATCGGCTCCGCTTGATGGCGTGATGGTCTCAAGCGTGTCGCAGACCGCGCAATACCTTGACCCAAACCTGACCGTATTTTCGGGCCGGAGCGTGGAGTACCGCGTACCCGGCATGATCCACACGGCGACGACATGGGAGCCCGCGCTTGGCAGTCAGCTGGACGCGATCGCGGTTCCGGCGTTTGACCGCTACGGGCGCGGCGCGGTGGGCGCCGACGTGCAGGTCCTTGCGGGCTCGAGCGCCGCGGCGGCCGCGATCGGGGATGAGATCTACTTTGAGGCGCCGCAGTTTCCCAACAAAGGCTACCGCATCGGGGAATCGTCCGTCGGCGCGCGCATTATGCAGGTGGTCCGTCGCACGGAATCGCCAGCTGGTCCCGTGCTTAGGCTGCTGGACAGTGGGTTAGCCGCGCAGCCGGCCACGTTGCCGACGATTAGCGTGGCCAAGGTGACGGGCGCGCCGACCACGACGGCCGAATACACCATCACGAACGCCGCGACGCTCAACGCGGGCGGGCTAATTTCGGTGCGGGTGCAGTATGCCAGCGGCACGAGCACGCCGACGGGCGCCGGCGCCGATCATGCGGTCTATGCGCCTGGACAAATCCCGACGACGGCGCAAACGCTGCCGGGGCTGACGGTAGCCGGCCAAACGGTCTACGTCCGCGCGCGATCTGAGCAGGCCGCGCGGCGGCCGTCCAATTGGACGGCGTGGTCCTCGGTGACGCTTGATGCGGTGGGCGCCGTTACCGGGCTGGCGGCGTCGACCATCCGCACGACGGCGGCGACGCTTAGCTGGACCAACACGAGCACGGCCTACCCGATTACCGTCTACGCCTATCAGGGCGCCAGCGCGCCGGCAGACTGGGGGCCGTATCAGGTGGCCACCGTGCCGGCGGGCTCGACGTCGGCCGTGGTGCGCACGCTTACGGGGCCGAGCGTGGCATGGCGTCTCGGGGTGGCGTATATCGCGCCGGGCGCCGTGGGCGCCGTGGCGTCGGTCGCCGTGACCACCAACAGCACGGTTGACCCGTCGAGCCGTCCGGCTGCGCTGGCCGTGATACCGGGCGTGGATGACGTCACGCTCACACAGGGTATCACGCTGGCGTTATGGGCCAGCGAACAGACTCTTGATCTCATCATCGAGCGCAGCACGTCGGCCGGCAGTGGGTACGCCGAGATCGCGCGCGTGAGCGGCTCAACGCCGACGTACGCGGACGAGCTGCCTCGCAACGGCACAACCTACTATTACCGGATTGCGCACGCGCTGGGCGGCTTTGCCCTGTCCTCGTATAGTCAGGTCGTCTCCGCGATCGCGCGCGGGATCCCGCGGGACGTGGTGCGGCCGGGTGCGGTGGCGCCGGTCGTGGTGGTCACGACGGCCGAGGCGGGCGGATTCGGCAACGTGATTTTAACGGTGTCCGATCCACAGGGCCGCGTGGTTGAGGTGTCGTTTCGCCAGCGCACTAACGGCGGCGCGTGGTCGGCATGGTACATCGAGGCCGTAAACCCGTACATCTACGGCGCGCTAATCCCGGCGGCCGGATTCGTCGAAATCGAATACAAGGTGGACGGCTACGCCGCGGACGGGTCGCGCGGCATTTTAGCGGCCGGTGTGGAGACGTTTGACCAGAACGCCGTGAGTGATATGGTGTCGGTCGTGGGCACCTTCACATCCGCCGGCGCGATGACGTTGGCCATATCGGCCGATACCGATACGGCATCGATTCGCTACGCCGTCAGCACCAGCGCACAGCCGACACTGGCCACGACGCAGGCGGCCACCGCCATTGACGCGCGCAACTACACGGTGACGCTGGCGGGCCCGTATGTGGCAGGGACGACGGTATACGTGTCCGTGCTGGGGTATACCGCGATCGGAGGCGGCGGCGCCGAGTCGGTGCTGTTCCAGTACCGCTTTGTCCGTGACGGTGGGCTGGTATACACGGAATGTCTCGCGCGGATGGCAACATCGAGCGCGACGCAAATCGTGGTGACGGTGACCGGCACGGCGCCGAGTGGATCGCCAACGGTGCAGCTGGTGACTGCCCCAACGGGATCGGCAACGCTGGCGAGCGGCGCCGCGCCTGGCGTGCCGGTGGCGTCGGGCTCGAGCTGGACGTTCAATCGCGGCGCCGCACTCGGCCAACCCGGCGGCGCGCAATTTCGCGCGGTGCTGGCCAGTGCGCAAAGCGATGACGACTTCATCGAGATCCCGGAGCAGGGGCGGGACACGACGTATTTGGCATCTCGCGCGCGCGTCACGGCCACGACAGATACCACGGTTAGTGTGCGGTATGCGGTGGCCGATCCGTACCCGCAGGGGACAAACTCGGTCACCGTGGCGTATCAATCGCTGGGGTTGCCAAGCGTGAGCCCGGCAAGCGGTGGCACGCTGACGCCGGCCGCGACACTGACGGAAGCCGTTGGGACGTATATCGATTACACCATTGGGCGGCCGGCATTTGGCGCCGGCACTGGGCGTGCGACATATACGGCAACGGCATCCGGTCGCGTCTCGGATTCGGACGCGGTCGACGTGCCGGCGCAGGAGCGGGATACTATTAATCTGCTCAGTCGCGCGCGGATCTTTTCGCAAACCTCGACGCAGATGGTGATTCGGTACGCGGTGGCTACGCCGGTCGCGTTGTCGCCGAATACGGCAACCATTACGTACGTCACCGAAGGGCTTGCTGGCATTCCGCAAACTTCTCCGCAGACTGTGACGCCGGAAACCAACACGGTGATCACCGAGCCGGCAGGCAGTTACGTGGATTTCACGGTGCCGCGGCCGGCCGCCACGGCCACGCCTGGGCGCATCACGTTCCAGTCAACAGCCACGGGACGAACGGCCAGCACGGACGCGGTCGACGTGCCGGCGCAGGACATTATCGGGCCATCGCTGCAAATCGTGACGACGCCAAGTTCAACCACGTACAGTCTCGTTGTCACATGGAGCGGGACAATTGCGTACGCGCTGGACGGTGTCACGCAATCCGTGGCCGGCTGGACGTCGCCGCGTACGGTGACTATTACGCGCTCCGAGTTCCTAGGATCTACGCAGGTTGCTGCATTTGCCGTGACGCGCGATTCTTCAACGGTGTCGGAGTCGATCGGCATTCCGCCTCGGGACAACGCGGGCGCCTCAATTACGATCGGCACACAGAGCGCCGACGATACCACCGAAATCTATACGTTCAGCTGGTCCAGCAGCGGCATGCCGACCGGCACCACGTTTGACCTGACGTACACAACAACGACGACGGCCGGAGTAATCGAGCAAGGCACCATAAACGGCGCTACAAGCCCGGAGAACGTCACCAGCGGGTATAATATTGGGTCTACGCCGCGCTATCAGATGACAATAACGGCCATTAAATCCGGCACGCTGGTCCTGAGCAAGAGCCGGTCCGGAACCTTCTTGACCTAACCGCCACGCTATGCGCTTGCACCTGCTCGGCATTCCGCACACCGTCACGCACCCCGAATGGTCGCACTGCGCCTTTACCCAAAAAGTGCGACGCCTGGCAGCAATGGTGCGGCCGTACGGGCATCACGTGACGCATTACGGCGTGGCCGGATCCGTAAGCGGCGCCGACGTTGACGTCGTGGTCATGGAGCAGGACGAACACCAACAGCTGTTGGGGCATGCGTACCGACACGATCAGCCGTACGGCGCCGACGCGGAGGACGGGAGCCCGCTCTACCGTCAGTGGAATCTGTACGCGCGCGCCGAGCTGGCGGAGCGCGTGCAGCCCGGCGACCTCATTTTGTGCCCGTTTGGGCACGCGCACGGCGCCGCGATCCGCGGGTTGCCGGTGCTGTCGGCCGGCGCCGGCGCGATCGAATCGGGGATCGGGTACTTCGAGACCATGCTTCCGTGGCGGATCTACGAATCGTATGCCGTGCGGCATGCCGTGATGGCCAAAGAAGGCCGGTACGGGGTGACGCTAACCAGCGATCGGCTGGAGTTTGTGGCGCCAAATTACTACGACGCCGCCGAGTGGCCAGCGGGCACGCCTGGCGCCGATGCGCCAATGCTGTACATGGGCCGGCTGACGGAGGGGAAGGGGTTGGCCATCGTGCTCGACGTCGCGCGGCAATGCCCCGACGTGCGCTTCCAGATTGCCGGGCAAGGCGAGTTATCCACATTCGGGCCGCTGCCGGATAATGTGGAATACTTAGGCGTGCTGGGCGCCGATCGCGCGCAGGTGATGGGCGCCGCGCGGGCGATGATCGCGCCGAGCCGGTACGTCGAACCGTTTTGCGGCACCGTGATTGAGGCGGCATTGTGCGGCACGCCGGCTATCACGTCGGATTTCGGCGCGTTTGCCGAGACCGTGGAGCATGGCACAACCGGCTACCGGTGTCAGACCGTGGCGCAGTTTGTCCAGGCGGTGCGGCAGGTGGAGACGCTCGAGCGCGACGCGGTGCGGGCGCGAGCACTGGCGCGGTATACGCTGCCGGTGGTGGGCGCGCTGTACGACGCGCATTTCGCCGTCTGCGCGGAGCGGCTGGCGGCTGGACCGTACCCGGCAACGGGCTGGTAGTGTCTAGCGTGACGGGCTGAGCCCTACGCGTACGCGCCGCAGGCGGCGATATTTGGCGCAAGGAGGCCGGCCAATGGGGTTTCACGTGGAACACGGGGTATCGGGGTTAGTGGCGGCCGCAGCAGGCGCCGGCACGTACGCCATGCGCGCGACGACGCTCGATCCGCAGCCGGTGCCGTACCTCGCGCTTGCCGTGACGCTGCTCTCGACGATCGTGGCCGGCGCCGTGGCGTGGGGCATGCTCCAGGCGGATCACCGACGGACGCGACGGGATGTGGAAAAAATGTCGGAGATGATGCTCGAAACGGTGCAGCGATTAAGCCGCATCGAAGCCAAGCTCGAATGACAACGCCGCGCCGGGTGGTGTATGCGCGCGCGGTCCCGCCGACGGTGCCGGCCGTGCGCAGTGTGGACGTGCTGGCGCCGCGGTTTCTTGCCGCGCTTGATCGCGTGCTGGCCACGATGCGCGGCCTCGGGCTCGATCCGCTGATCGTCGAGACGCTGCGCACAAGCGAGCGCCAAACGTACCTACACGGCTTCGGGCGGCTGTACGACGACGGGCGCGGGGTGGTCACGCATTCAGCCGACGCGGACGAGACGTGGCACGGCTACGGGCTTGCGGCGGACATCGTCAGCACGGGCAAACTGTGGGCGGCGCCCGATCTTTTTTGGGCCGCGCTAGGGCGGGCGTGCGCGCGCGAGCGGCTGACGTGGGGCGGCGACTGGAACGGCGACGGCAACAGTGGTGACGAGCGGTTTCTCGACCGGCCGCATGTCCAATGGGGGCCGCCGATGCGGCGGAGCCCGAGCCCGCGCGCGGCGCGGTTGGTCGAGACTGGTGGACTGCCGGCCGTCTGGCGGGCAGTGGGCGCACTCTGACGACGGGGAGGTGATCGTGGGATGGCTGAAAATGCAGGCGATTGAGTACGGGCTGACGCTGATTGTGGCGCCGTTGGCGGTGCTGGTGATGCAAGCGCTTAAGCGCACGGCGGATCAGGTCGAGCAGCTGCCGCCCTGGGCCAAGCGCGGAACGGTGGTGGCCATCGCGGCCGCCTGCACCGCGGCTGGCCATGTGCTCGGCGTGGATTTTGGCGTGACGCCGGAGACGGGGCTCGCCGCCATTCCGCAGGGCGCCGTCGAGACGGCCATTGCGGCCGCGTTGGCGATGGGGCTGCACGCGCTTAAGCCGAGCAAGAAGAACCCTTGACGCGGCACGATCGGCGCCGTACCATTGTCGGCGAGGTGTGGGCCACCTTTCTGCTGTAGAGTCTAGAGACGTAGTAATAGCGCAACAGCCACCGGCGACGGTGGCTGTTGGCGTTTCATGGGTTGACGCGGCCGGTACGGCGCCGCATATTGGCCGTGTCGGTGACGGCGCTGCCGATACAGCGGCCGGCCGATGTCGGACCGGGGTGGGGAGATCCACCAAAAGGCTAGCGGGTACGGCCCGTGAGACCGCCCACTGTTAGCGCAGTGGGCGGTTTGCCGTTTCCGGTGCTGTCGGGCGGTATTGCGCCTGGCGTGGGCGCGGTGTACTGTCCTCATCCCGCCGCTGTGTGGTGGGATCCGGGCCTGATGTTGCTCTCCCGGAGGCCGTATGCGGACCCGCGGCGCACCAATCCTGAGCGATCCAGACAAGCGCGCAGTACAAATCCGGGCAACGTCAAGCCTACGCCCCGGCCGGTCACCAGCGCTCGAGCTGTTGCAGTACGGCCGCACATCGGGGCCGATAGGTACCCTCCGAGGGCGTGACTCGATCGAGCAGGCGAGCACGAGCAGGAGCGCCACCGCTGGCCAGTCCGCAGGGCAGCAGCTCACCGCTGACGAGGCGTCGACCTCGATATCCGCGCTCCGCCTCAGGGTGGGTGACCGGGTAAGGCCCTGCTATATCTGTAATGAAAGGCCCAAAAGACGACCGAAAATAATGCTTGACGGATTGTGAATGTGCTGTATACTAGACCCGCGCGCCGTAGCCGCGGCGCCGGCAACCCAACCCGGAGACTTTAAGTGGATTACACACACGCCCTGGCCGAACAGGTCAGCCGATACAGCGACGCCGAACTGGCCGAGGCCCGCGAGATGATGGCGCGCTGGTCCGACACGCGCGACATGCCGGACGTCGTGCACTCGCTCATTCACGTTCTGGACGTTGAGCACGCCTTTCGTCGCGCCGAAGACAGCGCGCAGCAGGCCGCCGCGGCCGAGGTGGCGCCGTGACCGACGAGCAACCGACGACGGCCGACACGCTCGCTGCGGTGCGGCAGTATTGCGCCTCCGCGCGTAAGACGTTCCGCGGCATGCACGCGCATCTGACTGCATGCCGGCAAGCGGTACTGGCCGCACAGAAGGCCGAAGAGCTCGCCTACCCGATGGCGGTGAACACCGTCCTGCGGGCAGATCACGCCGCACGGGCAAGCCTCCTGCACCGAGTGTGGTCAGCGCTTGAGCGTGCGCAGCTCGAGCTGCACATCTCTGGCGACGCTATCGAGTCGGTCGACCACCGCGTATCGTGCGTGCTCGCGCTGGACCTGCTGGATACGTTGCCGTGGGAGGCGCCCAATGCGCAGCAGTGACAGTATCGCCGCGATCGCGCCGGCGCTGGTGGCCGCGGCCGGTGAGCTAGCGCCGGTCGGCAAGGACGCGACAAACCCGGCGTTCCGGAATCGGTACGCCACGCTCGATGCGATCATGGAGCAGGTGCGGCCGGTGCTTGCGCGCCACGGGCTGGCGGTGATGCAAGGCGTCCTGCACCCAGAGACGGACGGCGGGCGGGTGGTGGGCGTGACGATCGAGACGCGGGTCCTGCACCGGTCCGGCGAGTGGGTGGCCAATGTGGTGACGCTGCCGGTGGAAAAGCCAACCGCGCAGGGCGCCGGATCCGCGATCAGCTACGGGCGCCGCTACGGGCTGTCCGCACTGCTGGGGCTCACGGCGGAGGACGATGACGGGCAGGGCGCGAGCGCGCCGCCAAGGCGCGCGCCGGAGAAGGCGCGCCGTGAGCCGGATTCGGAGCCGGCGCCAGGACAACGCCTGCACGATCGCGTACCGACCACGCCGGCGGCCGCTATGTCGCTGGCCAAGGCCGAGACGGTTGAGCTAAAGGGGAAGCGCTTGGCCGACATGGAGCCGGAGCGGCTGGCGGCGGTGCGCGCCTGGGCGGTTGAGAAAAGCAACGCCTACATCCTTGCCGCATGTGACGCGCTGGCGGCCGCACGGGACGCCGACGACGATGACGGCTCAGACCTGACTGACGAGAGGTTGCCGTTTTGACCCCGACCCTATCCATCTATGACGCCACCACGCCCGCTGAACTGCGGGCGGCGGTGGTCGCGCTGTGCGCCGCCGCCATCGGAATAGCCCGATACGATGGACCCGCGCCCGCGCGGCACGTGGCCGAAGATGTTGTCCCGCCACTGCCTCCGGTTTGGCGCGTGGTCACCGTGTCCGGGCACAGCTACCGCTGCGTGGCGGGCGTGGTCGAGTACCGGCAGGGTGACGGTGAATGGCGCGAGACAGTGTGGGTGCACGGTCGGCACCTCGCCGTGATCGCGGACCTAATCCAGAACCCGTGTGAGGAGGTGAGCGCATGACGGACGTGAAGGCTGTGACGCGGTACGACTTCGACCATCCGGCGTGCACGGGATACGGATGCTGTGGCGGCGGGAGTGTTGTACAGATCAGCGACGGCAAGTACGTCGGGTATGCGGACTATTTTGCGCTGTTTCGCGAGCTCAAAAACGCAAAACGAGATGTAGCAAAGCTGCGGACCGATCTTATTTGCGCCGAACGGCAGCGCGACCAGCACGCAAAGGACGCTATGAAACTGCTTAGAGTGCGAGGAGAACGCCGCGATCTACGGCAGGATGCGGACCGGTTGAACTGGTTTGCAGACGAGCAGGTAGTTTTTTGCTTTGCAGGTGTTTCGCCTGAGATTGTGCACGAATTGGCAATAATTGTTGCAGAGCGATACGGACGATGCGACCCAACGGTTGACGACCGCCGCTTGGCTTTCCGCGTTATGATTGACGAGGCCCGCATTGCCTACGCAGAGCGTGGAGCGTGAAAAGCGGTGACCAAGTTTTCACGGGCACGGGTGACGCTCGTCGCCCGCTGACGCTGGCCGAGGCCGAGGCGGGCGGTTTGCCAGAGCCGCTGACCAAACACGAGTGGGCCGCGATGCACCGCGCCAGCACGGGCACGGAGGCGGCATCGTGAAAAACCGGCTTACCGACTTAAACGACATGCTGTTCGCCCAGCTCGAGCGCATCGCCGACGAGGACCTTTCGGCCGAGCAGCTGGCGCAGGAGATCCAGCGCACGTCGGCCGTGGTACAGATCGCCGACCGCATCGTCGAGACAGCCACGTTGCAGCTGCAAGGCGCCCGCTTAATCGCCGAGCACGGCGTAACCATGGCCAAGCAACTGCCTGGCGTGATGGCGATCACGAGCGGGGCGGCCGCATGAAGGGCGCCCATATTGCCTACACGGCCGACGAACTGCTGTTCGTCGCGGCCCGACGCGATATGCCACGCAACGAGCTGCGCGCGGCCTTTGCGCACCGGTTTGGGCGGCTTGATGTCGAGGTGCGCCACCTTCGAGCGCTCTGTACCCGCAACGGGTGGACCACGGGGCGCGAACGGTACTCATCGGCCGAGGATGCGCTGATCCGCGCACGGTTCTCGGACACGCCATCGGCGCATCTGGCGGCGGAGATGGGGCGCACGCTCGCGTCGGTGGTTCATCGCGCGCGCGCGCTGGGGATTGTAAAGAGCCAAGCGTATCTTGCCAGCGCTTCTTCTGGCCGCATGCAACGCGGCGCGCAGATCGGCGCCGCGACGCAGTTTAAAAAGGGGCAGACACCGCAAAACAAAGGCGTCAAGCGTCCAAAGGGTTGGGCGCCTGGTCGCATGATTGAGACGCAATACAAGCCCGAATGCAAGCCGCGCAATTGGCGCCCTGTAGGCAGCACGCGCGTGGTGCAGGGCTACGAATACACCAAGGTCGGCGAGCAGCTGAAGGTGTCATGGACGAAGAACTGGAAGCAAACTCACGTTCTGCAATGGGAAGCCGTGCACGGGCCGGTGCCGGCTGGGCATGCGCTCAAGAGCGTCGACGGCAATTCGCGCAACACCGACTTGGCGAACTGGCAGTTGATCCCGCGGGCAATCTTGCCGACACTCAACGGCGGCCGGCACAAGCGTCTCGGCTACGATCAGGCGCCGGCCGACCTGCGCCCGGTGCTGCTGACGCTGGCCACGCTGGCCCACACAATGTCGAAGCGGAAGCGGGCCGGGAGCGTGCGCGCATGACCGATGCGGATCGGCAGTGGCAATACCATTGCGAGGCAGGGCACTACAGCGCGCCAACGCTACCGCGTCTTGCGTGGGCGATCGTGTCGCACCGCTGGTGGCATTGGCGGCGCGGTGATGGGTGGGTCGATTGATGCGGAGCGCAACAGCGGACGCACAGCTTCGCAAGCATGTGCGCGTGCTTGCGCAGCACTGCGAGACGATCAGCGCACGGTGCCGAGCGGTCGAGGACGTGATAACAAGGGGCGAAGTGTTCGGCGTTCCCGTGCCTCCAGAGCGTGTGAACAAAGCCATCAAAGACATAGAAACGCGGGTTGCTGCGGCGGCTCGCCTTATCGGGATTGGGGCATGATGATACCGGAAACGTTCTTGTGGCCTTTGGGCTGTCTCGCATTGCTTGGGGCGGTGCACGCGCTGTTCTGCCTTGAAGATGTCGTCAGGTATGCGGCCAAGCGCGCGGCGGAGGCGTTGCACCGATGGCTGTGACACCGCCAAAATCGGCGCGGCCAACGGCCGGAAGCGCGATCCTTGACGCCATCCGTCAACATGGGCCGCTCACACCGGGCGAGCTGCGCGACCTGCTGGCGCCGATTGCGCCGTCAACCGTCAAAACGTCGGCCATGCGGCTGGCAATGTGTGGCGTACTGACTCGGACGCCATACACGGAGCCCGGCGGCGCCGCGACGGTGCAATACGATATAGGGACAGTCGAATACGTCGCGCGGAAACCCGTGCATTATGACACGGACGCTGCGGGCGACGCCTGGCAGCCGGCGCCGTGGGTGCATCCGATCCGCGCTCGAGCCCTCGGGCTGCCGGTGGCGTCACGATGAGCGCCGCCGGTCGTCCGTCATGGCACGCCGTGAAGCATCGCTCTGTGGTGCCATATAGCGTCTGGTCCAATCGGCTCACCAAGGGGTGGGGCGTAGAACAAGCACTGACCACACCGGCCGCGGTGCGCACCAATCGCACCTCCACAGTGCGGCGCATTCTCGCGCAGCAGCCCGACGCGACGCCAAATCAGATCGCAAAACAGATGGGACGGCACGTCAAGCCGTGGGAAGTGCGCGACATCCTCGACGCGATCGCGGCCACAAACACAACGGCGCCGGCCGCCGCGGCACCACCGGCACCGCCGCATGCCAAGTCGACGCCATCCGGTCCCGCGTGGGTGCACCCGATCCGCCGGCGAGCGCTTGGGCTGCCGGTGGCGCCCGATGGCTACGCCATTGGCTCTTGACTAGCCGCTTGTACCTTGTATACTAGACAGGGCGCCGTAGCCGCGGCGCCACACTCACCACCGGAGACACCATGTACGAGCTGTTAAACGATCCGATAATTCGCGCGGCATTGACGCGCGCTACGTTATGGGCCTGCGCCATGATGCTCGGCGCCGCCGCGCTGTGGATGGCAGGCTATGCGGCCGTGACCGTCCTGAGGGCGCGCGCATGAAGGCGCACGTGGTGCTCGACATCGAGACCGTCCCGCTGGCCGCGTCGCTGGCCGTCCCGTATCCGGCTGCCGACCGCAGCCCGCCGGCGACGTACAAAAGCGAGGAGGCCATCACGCGCTGGCGTGAGTCGGACGAATCCGCCTGGCGCGCCGCGCGCGTGAAGGAATGCAGCCTGAACCCGCGATTGGGGCGCGTGGTCGTGGTGGGCATGATTGACAGCGGGGTGCCGGATCACGCTGTAACCGCAGAGGCGCCGGCGGAATCCGACGAGGCCGACATGCTGCGCGACGCTTGGGCTGTGGTAGCCGGCTGCAAAGGGCACGTGGTAACGTGGAATGGCAGCTGGGATTTACGGTTCATGCTGGTGCGCTCAATGTTACTGGGAGTGGATGTGCCGATCGGCACGACCGTCGTGCGCGAGTGGTTCCGGCGGTACCAGACGGCGCCGCATTGCGACGTCAAAGCACTGCTCACCAACTGGGAGCCGCCCACTAAAGGCGAGGGGTTGGACGAGTGGGCGCGCGCGTTTGGCGTAGAGGGCAAGACCGGCGGCATGAACGGCGCGGCGGTCTACCCCGCGTACGTGGCGGGCGATATTGTCGGCATTGCTTCATATTGTCTAGGTGACGTGGCAGCGACCAGCCGCATCTACCACGCGATCGGCCCGACCCTCGACCCGGAGTATGGACGATGAGCCCTACCATGATGGAGGCGGAGGCCGCGCGAGACGCGGCCTGCGCACAGGCAGAAGCGCGGGTGCGGGCGTCGGCCGAATCATCGCGCGTGGTGGCAATGGTCACGCTTGACCTGCTGGCCCTGCTCGATCGCACCGGCCGGCGCGAGTTTACCGCCGATGACGTCGGCGCCATCCTCGACGGCCGCGGGGTGGCGGCCGATATGGATACGCGGAAGCGGCTGGTAAGCGTGCTGGTCAAGCGCGGCGCGCAGGACGGCCGATGGATGAAGGTCGGGTATGCACCAAGCGCGCGCCGGAAGTGTGCGCCGGTGGCGTTGTGGAAGCTGGCGCCGTCGGTGACGGCATGAGGACCGCGCGCGACATCCTGAGCGATCACCAGCTATTGACGCCGGAAGCGCTCACGGCCGAGCAGCTGGTCCGGCGCGTCTCGGCACTGGCCGAGTTTGCGGCATCGTACGACGCCAGCTATCAACTGCTGTCTGGCCGGTTGCAGCGGCAGGCCCGAAAGCTCAAAGCCGCCGAGGACACCGCCGCCGATTTGGCCATCGCGGCGGGGCAGCTGCGGGACGTGATGCGCCATCATGCCGCCGCGGTCGGGGCGCTGGTGGCATGGCACGGGGCGCGCGGGACGCCCAAAGAGCAAGCCGCTGCGGATATGCTGCTCGCCGCACTGGCCGCGTTCCGTGAGCCGTCGGCGGGGCTGGACTGATAATGCAGCACCTCGAATCGGACGAACAACGGCTGTTCGTGGCGCGCTATCGGCTGGACGCCAAGACCCGCAAATATCCGGCTTGCGCGATCCCGAACGGCGGCCGGCGTGGCGCTCGGGAGGCGGTCCGGCTTAAGGCGGAAGGCGTCACGGCCGGGGCGCCAGACTGGATGCTGTTCGCGCCGGCGTTTGAGTGGGTTGGGCTGGCGCTTGAGTTCAAAAGCCCGACCGGCAAAGGCCGGCTAACGGCCGCGCAATCGGCATTTCACGACGCCCTGCGGGCGCAGCGTTGGCAGGTGCACGTTGTCACCTCCGCGCGCGACGCCTGGGCGATCGTCACGACCTATCTACAGGGGGCAACATGGTAACAGATGGAGCAATCGGGGTAGTAGCAGCCGCCAAGCTGATCGGCGTGACGCGGGCGCGGGTGTATCAGCGCATTAACGGCACGACCGGCGCCGAGGAAAACATGCGGCCACAGACCCGCTTGGCGTCGGTGCAGGACGTGCGGATCTCGCGCACGACGGGCAAAGCGCAGAGCATCACGCTAATCCCAATAGCCGCCGCGATGCAGTGGCGCACCGAGCGCATTGCGGCCGGACTGCCGGTGGGGCCGATGCTCGATGACGTGGCGCCGGTGGTCCACGCGCCGGCAGCCGAGCCCGGACCGGACGGCGCGGTCGGGATTCCGTCTATGAGGGCATACTAATGTGGCATCATACGCCGATGATGCGCACGGAGACCCTGAGCGCACAGACGCACGGCAAGCGCATTACAACGCACGTGTACTGGGATCACCTGCGCGACGTGCTGTTCGCGCGCGCGCAAGCGTCGCACCTTGGCGAAGCGGTCGGGGTGTCCGACTCGACGGCGGCCGCGGCAGGCTGGCGCGCGTCTGGAGATGTGCACTAATGCCGACACCGGTCCCGGCGCCTAGACAAACTAGGGGCGCCTACGTGCAAGCATGTATGACCGATCCCGCGATGAAGGCGGAGTACCCAGACGAGCCCGCGCGGTTTGTCGTGTGCCTTGCGGTGGCGGTTGCGGCGATCCAGCCGCAGGCAACGGAGCATTCATGATGACCAAGAAATCAGCCACAAAACAGCCGAACCCGATCAAGGGGAACACGCCGTGGCCGAAAGGCCAAAGCGGCAACCCAAAAGGGCGGCCGCCGAAACTGCCGGGGCTGGACCTGCTGCTCGCGTCGGTGATGGGCGAGGAGGAAAACGGCGTATCCGCGGCGGAGACTGTGCTCCGGGCGATGCTTGCCAAGGCCGCAGGCGGAGACGTCCGAGCGGCTGAGGTGCTGCTCGATCGCGCCTACGGCAAGGCGGCGCAGACGCTGGACGTGACGTCAGCCGGGCAAGCGATCACACCGCCGATCATCTGGAGCGATGGTAAATGAAGTATTACGAACGGTGGTGGCAGGACAACATTGGCACGCGCGGCGCCGAGTTTGCCGGATGGCTGGCCGATAGCGACCCGTCAAGCCGCGCGGCGGTCGGTGACCTCGTAGACACGCTACGTGGCACGGTCGACGTGCTGGAGTGCGGGCCGGGGACGTACATGGATCACCGGCAGCTGTGGGAATGCCGGCCGGATGTGATCTATCACGCGCTGGACGTCACGCCGGCTATCGTGGAACGGGGCCGCGCGATGGGGCTAGAGGACGTGCGCCTCGGGTCGGTCGAGGAGATCCCGCACAAGGCGGATTCTATAGATGTCGTGTACTGCCGGCACGTGCTCGAGCACTTGCCGAACTACCGGACGGCGCTGGTCGAGATGCACCGCGTGGCGCGAAAGTACGCCGTGGCCGTGTTCTGGCGGCTGGACATTGAGGCCGATCGGGATCTGATCCTTTGGAATACCGTAGCCGATGTGCCGGACACGTTCCACAACATGTACTCAATGCCCGTCATCTCGGCGTGGCTCGCGTCGCTGCACATCGCGCACCGATGGCAACCGGCCGACAAAGACTGGCTGCTGATCTTGGATGCCGGCCGCACGCCAGGATAACGCGGAGCCGGTCATCCTGCTGGCGCCGTACCGGCCGCTGTTTGACCCGGCGCCGGCGTGGCGCTACGCATTTTTGACCGGCGGCCGCGGCTCTGGCAAGTCGTGGCACCTAAGTATCTGCCTGCTCAACCTGACGTATTCGCCCGACCACGTGATTCTTTTTACGCGCTGGACGATGGAAAGCGCGGGCGCCTCAATCATCCCTGAGTTTGTGGATAAGATCGAGCGGCTTGGGAAACGTGATGATTTTGCGGTGACCAAAAACGAGATCGTCAACAAGCTGACCGGCAGCCGCATTCTGTTCCGCGGCATTAAAACGAGCAGCGGCAACCAGACCGCCAAGCTAAAGTCGATCCAAGGCGTGACGACGTGGGTGCTTGACGAGGCCGAGGAGCTGGTCGACCGGCGCACGTTTGACACGATCGACGACTCCATCCGCTCCCAGCTGCAACCAAACCGCGTCATTTTGTCGCTCAATCCGTCCAGTGTGGACCATTTCCTCCACGGGCTGTTTGTGACCGCGCGACGGGCGGACACGTTGTATATCCACACGACGTGGAAAGACAATGTGGACAACTTGTCCACATCGTTTGTGGAAAAGATTGAGCAGACGCGACGGGACAACCCGCCGCGATACGCGCATATCTACGGCGGCGAGTGGCGCCGAGAGGTGGCAGGGCTGCTGTGGACGCGGGCCGAGATTGAGCGGGCGCGCATTGCGGCACGGCCGGACGATCTGGCGCGGGTGCTGGTGGCGATCGACCCGGCGATTACGGCGCATGAGTCCAGCGACGAAACCGGCATCGTGGTTGTGGGCGCCGATCGGCACCGGAAGGGCTATGTGCTGGACGATCTGAGCGGACGCTATACGCCGAACGAGTGGGCAACGATCGCGCTGGACGCGGCGCGCCGGTGGAATGGATCTATTGTGGCGGAAACCAACCAGGGCGGCGATATGGTGACGGCCGTGATTCGATCGCTCGGTGAGCGGGGCCGCGGTGTGCGGATCATCGACGTGAAGGCAAGCCGGGGGAAGCTGGCGCGGGCTGAGCCGGTATATTCGCTGTACCAGGAAGGCCGAATCTTCCATTGCGGGACGTTCCCGCTGCTTGAATCACAGATGGCCGGATTTAACCCAGAGTCGACCACGACGTCACCGGACCGCGTGGACGCGCTGGTTTGGGGGCTGTCTGCGCTGCTCTTGACGGGCGCGACCCCATTCGTTGTCTAGGGCGCTACCGCGCGCGGTTGTTGCTATGTGGATATGTGGATAACTTGCCATTGTGAACGAATCCGGGAGCCCTATGGCGTCACCCTTCCTTTCTCGCGTGTCTAGCGCGCTGGCCGTGCTGCGCGGGACATCGGAGACGCGCGCCGTCACGCCGGCCATGATGCCCGGAGGCGCGATCGGCGCCGCGGCCGGCATGGCGGGGTTGTCGCTGGTCCGCACGGCCAACCCGCAGGAGTACAAGCCGGACGGCGCCACGGTCCGCGCGCAGGGCTTTAACAAGCACCCGGTGGTGCACGCGTGCATTCGCGCGATTGCCGATATCGTGGCGTCGGTGCCGCTGATCGTGCTGCGCGAGCAAGGCAAGATGGAGACGCGGGTTCCGCTGTCGCACCCGTTGCAGCGGTTGCTCGATTCGCCGGGGCCGCGCATGACCGCGCGACAGATGCGGGCGCGGCTGGCCGTGGATTACGTCGGGTACGGGAACGCGATGTTTCAGCTCGAGCGGCCGGCGCCTGGGCGGCTGCCGCTGGCCATGCGGTCGATTAATCCGGAGTCGTTGCAGTCGGTGTGGGTCGACGCCGAGGGCGATCCGCGGCGCTACGATTACGGCAATTGGGCGGGCGTCATTGTACAGGTGCCGGCCGAGGATGTCATCCATTTCCGCGACCTCGACATGCCGCGGCCGTATTACCCGGATGTGTTCGGGTTTCCGCGCGGGGCTACGGCGATCGCGTCGATGACGGCAGACAACGAGGCCACGCAATACGTGCGGCAAGTTGTCACCAACGACGGGACGCCGACGTTTGCCGTGCTGCTGTCTGATGAGGCAACACAGGACGACGCTAGCGCGATGCAGGACCGCTATCGCGCGCGCGTGGTAGATCGCGGCAAGCGGGGCACGCCCGCGTTTTTTGGCAGTGTCCGCGACATTAAGCCGCTCGGGTTTACGCTGAGCGATCTAGAGTTCCCCGACCTGCGCCGCGTAAGCCGTGAAGACATTTGCGCGGCGTTCGGGGTGGATCCGCGCATGATCGGCATTGCGTCGGCCACGTCGGACGCTGGGCTCTCCGGCACGCAATACGTCGAGGCTCGCGCGCGGCTGGTGCAGCACACCATCGAGCCGATTTTAGGCGCCATTGAGGACGAGCTCAACCACTGGCTGTCTCCGGAATACGGCGACGTCTACATCGTATACGATCACGCCGTGCTTTCGGATTTGATCGAAAACGACACGGTGACGTCAGAGCGCGTACAGAAGGAATTCGGGATCGGGCTGCGCACGTGGGAGGAATCGCGCCGGGCGCTCAAGCTGTCGCCGGTGCCGATCCCGACCGACACTATCGCACTCAAGACGGGCACGCAGCTAGTGCCGGCGGCCGTCGCGGTGATTGACCCGCGCGCCGTGCTGGACCCGGCGCCCGCGGAAGCT